TTTGATCTGAAACTCTTGACGGACAAACGGGTCAATATCATCAATAGAATTCTGACGATTCTTGGTGTCTTGTCTGCGTAGTTCAGGTAGAGGGATCTCCTCCGCGAGTAGGGAAGAATCAGCATAGCGTTGGGAGAACTCTTGATATGTGAACGAACGGTGCCTCAGGATTTGAGCCGCGATACCTCTGGTGGTATTGATCTCAAGCGTCATGTGTGCCTGCTCAAAGACGCTCCAGTGCCCGTGTTTAATGCAATAGGAGAGAAGTCCTGCAACCTTAGGATTCTCCTGGTTAGCAGGGTTACTGACCCGTGCTACATACCCCATTGTCTTCTCCGCATCCGGAGTCACACTGATCAGTTGAACTCTGCTCATTTCGTTTAATAATCCTTTTCATGAGTTTAGCATATTCCACATCCTCTGCGGTGTACCACTCAGGATGTTTCTTATACCTTTTAATAATTTTCTTTGCTGCTTTTTTGTCAGTTAGCTCCTTCATGGTAGTAGGCGAGAAAGTATTTGACGATGCCATTACTGTTCACGTTGCCCTGCGATACCCAATCGTGAGCACATTCATATATTTTCTGGTTTGAGTATTTAGGTTCGCCGGTAGGTAATAACTCACTACCAAACTTCATCAACAATACCTGAAGGACGTGCTCCCTCAGTTTCATCTTCTCGTCTGAATAACGCCAATCAGTCAGGGTATCCATCGTCATCGTTGTAAACTTCGTCGTAGCTTGAGGGTGGTGATGAAAAACTCTGGGAGTGATCTACATATGCGTCCTTGTCCGAAAAGACTTCAGACTCTAACGCATCTACCAAGAGTTTGAGATTGCGAACAATTAGTTTGAGTTTGTCTCTTTCCATAGAAGATCCACGCTTCTACAATTATAGACAAAAAAAGGAGGGGCGTCAACCCCTCCCAGTGTTAGTACACGTGATTCACTTTTGGTAAACGTGTCCGCGATAGCAGAATGTACCGTGGACATCTTTACGCTCTGCACAATTTACATTGTACTCAACACCACGATAAGCGGTGTGATTGATCTGTGCGTCGTGCAGTGCAGATGCTTTGTTGATCTGCTTACGAATGAGATTTAAGGTGTTCATGATTGACTCCTAAAGTAGTTGGATTTTTAGGCCCGTTCCTTTAGTCGTTTGCGTCCCAATAATGACTACACTCAGGTACAGATTCCTTTACGGTCTCTACCAGTTCCACCACAATTTTAGGTGATAGTTCTGATTTGTTTGCTTTGATTCTGAGCATTAATGCATCAGCATCAGCGCACATCATACCAGAGTATAAAAGTAATTCAATCATGGGATGAACGCTCCGTTCCGCGACTTACTTGCGTCCCCTAGGGGATGAACGACAGGTCCATTATAGACCTCATGCCTTATTTAGTCAAGCACCTTTGTATAATGTGTTACACAAACATTCCTTTCTGGTTCATGAAGTTCATGGTCTCTTTCAAAGTACCTCTGAACATACCGATAGAGATCATGGGATACTCTACCTCATCACCAAACTCGTCTCTGAACTGACCCTCAGTAAAGTGCTTGCCTTTTTCGTATACAACAACCTCGTCAAGATGAACTGCTTTCAAAAGAGATGCTGCTCTCTCACACTCTTGACTGCCATTGGAATAAATTGATACTTGCATTAGTCTCTCTGCCTCCAGTCATCTGGTTTATCTCTTTGGAACCAATCTACAATTTCATCTGCACCATCGAACCCCGTTCTGTAATTGGATGGGTCGGGGTCTCCTAACCCCATCCTATTCAAAAAATCATCAGTGCTTCCCTCCTCAATATCTTGAGAAGCCTGACGACGTGCCTTTTGCAACCAATCTCTAGCAAGAGTATGTGCCTTGGCAAGTTTTTCTGCCCAGATCATATCTTCTAGGGGAACCTCTTCTTTGTTCGCAATACATCTACAAATGGACTCTAGTCTGAGTCTGTATTGAGTGGAGAGCATGTTAGTTAATTTTGAGTTTGTCTTTTAAATCAAGAACCTTGTTAACCTCGTTCACCGCAGCAGACATCCTAGCACCTAGAATATCCATGATATCTTCGTAGATTACTTCATTATCCACGTAGTCATCGAAGTATGTGTCGATTGCTTCTTTAAGATACCTTTTGCGGTGCCACTCAGGTGAGTATGGTTTATACATGATGAGGGTAATACATGCTAACGATCATAATGCTATTTACTTATAATGTCAACTGAGTGGGTTACCATTCTTATCAACCAATCCCAACTTTTTAATTTGAGATAGGTTAGACCGCTCGCTTTTTTTAATCTTCTTGTATTCCTTGATCAGTCTGTCAACCTCTCTGTTTGAGATCTTGACCTTCAGTTCCCGATCATCATCTTTTTCAACAAAACCAAGTCCAGCCTTTTCACTCTGTTCTTTGGCATCAACATAATCATTGATGTCTTCCTGAATTTCATCACGGATCAATTGGTTAATTTGATCCCTGAGTTGTTCATCATTCATTTTCTTCGTTTGGATTCTTTAGCAGGTTTGGGATTGGGATCCCACAACTTTGGATTTGTTCTACCTTCAGATTGATTCATGGTAACAAAATCATCACGGTATTCATCCCAATAATGATCGAAGATGTCTACCTTCTTTCCAGCCATCACAATGTCAAACTTGTGAATATCCCCCTCAATGTACTCAACCAGGTATGCCGTGTGCGGCAGTGACCTGTCTTGAGCAAGAGAGGGATCGCAATCCTTTTGAATGAACCTAAGTTTACTACTCACTTGACAGTTCCGCTACGACCACCCCACTCAATGTCGGGATATGCTTCAGAAACGATTGCCTTAGTGATGTTGTACTTGGAACTCAGTCTCTTATCTTTTACAAGACAAAGAAGATCTGCTTCATCAGGATGAAGTGTCTCAAGGATTTGAAGGAAGATGGTCTCTCTACGGGTCTTAGAGAGCGAGTCATTGCCTCCACGGACAAAGTTATAGAAATGACG